AAATTTTCCCAAACCGTTTGGGCTTCTAAATTAAATTTTGTTAAAGAAAACAAGCTTTATCGTAATTTATCAGGGAAAAAAACTCCAAACGGTTTGGAGTTAAAAGGAACTTGGGAAGAATTTTGTTCATTGTTAGGAGTATCTGATGAAAAAGCTAATCAAGATATAGCAAACCTAAAATCATTCGGCGAGGAAGCCCTTGAGTCTATGTCTCGTATGGGCATCGGTTACCGTGAATTACGTCAATACCGAAAACTACCCGAGGACCAAAAAACGGCATTAATTGAAGTGGCTAAAGCAGGTGATAAAGAAGCTTTAGTAGAACTTGCTGAAGAATTTATTGCTAAAAATGCTAAAGAAAAAGAGCAACTCAAAAAAGAAAACAGTGATTTGCAAGCTGACTACAAAGCATTAAGCAAGCGTAATGCGGATGTAGCGAAAGAAAAGGAAGAATTAGCAATAAAACTGGCTCAATTTGAAATGAAAACCGTGCCGTTAGATGAGCGTTTAGAGCCGTTTAAAAAACAGATAGCAGAAACGCAATCACGCATGGATAAGCTATTTGAAGAACAAAGGCAGTATGTAGACATTATGTATAAATTAATGCTCGAAATACTTGAGAATGACCCTGATTACGATCCCGAAAAACCATATTCATTGCCTGAATCAATGCAAATTGCATTATTAACGTTGAATGGTTCGGCTGTATTAACTTTAGATCAAGCTCGTTATGTGCATCGTGAACTTTGGAGCAAATTTGATAGCGATATCATGGAAGCTCAACAGCGACAAGAATCTTTAGTAAATGAGAATATCCAAGATTTATATAAATGATATTTCATATCAAGGGAATTAAAAATGGTATCACCTAATATTCGCAACTATTTAAATGAATTAGCAATTAAGTTAGATAAAACAGATTTTGGTTCAAGAAGCGCTATTATGAGTGAAGCACAAGCCTTTTTAGGTATTTCTAAACAAACTATTTACCGACAATTAAAAGAGTTTTGTGGTTGGTCAAGTGATCGGAAATGCAGAGCTGATAAAGGTGATACAAGTGTTTCTGATATTGCTTTAAATGTGGTCGGAGCAATATGTAAAGAGTCAGTGCGTGATAATGGTAAACAAACTATGTTTACAACAACAGCAACAAGTATTGCAAAACAAAATGGTTATGAAATTGGTGTAAGTACTAATCATTTTGCAAGATTATTACGAAACCGCAAAATGAATGTAAAAGCACAACAAGTAGCAAATCCTGTTCAATCATTACGTGCATTACATCCCAATCATGTGCACGAAGTAGATCCCTCTCTATGCCTAATTTATTACATGAAAGATAAACAACATATTATGCGTGACCGTGATTTTTATAAAAACAAGCTAGAGAACTACGCAAAAGTTAAATACAAAGTTTGGCGTTATACGCTTTATGACCGCGCAAGTGGCATCATTATTCCGTGGTACGTTGAAGCAGTAGGCGAAAACCAACACTCATTATTCCAGTTTTTAATGTTTGCTTGGGGTAAGCAAGATGGACGCTTATTTCATGGTGTGCCACAACTACTTTACTGGGATAAAGGTTCTGCTAATACATCATCAGCAATCAAGAATTTGTTAGACCATTTGGAAGTTAAATATCTAGAGCACGAAGCAGGTAATGCAAGAGCGAAAGGTGGTGTTGAAAATGCCAATAATATCATCGAAACACAATTTGAAAGCCGTTTAAAGTTCCAACCCGTTGGTAGTATTGAAGAGCTAAATCATTCTGCAATGAACTGGGCAGAAGCATATAACGCCAATCGTTTACCGGGGCAAGATACACGTTTGCGTCGTATTGGGTTATCAGAGCCAGTTTCACGGCAGGGGCTTTGGCAATACATTACCGCAGAGCAATTACGCTTATTACCGCCGATTGATGTTTGTAAAGCACTGATGGCAAGTCGTGAGCAAGAGCGTCAAGTTCGCCCTGATTTAACCATCAGCTTTAAACATCCGCAGGCAGATAGTTCGCTTATTTATAGTTTAAAAGGCTTAGATGGTATTGCTGTTAAAGATAAAGTCAGCGTTCGTTCATTAGTTTATGGTGATTGCGCTATTCAAATTGAAGTACCTCGTTATGACGGTGAAGCGCTGATTTATCGTGTTGAACCTGACCGTAATTATGATCAATTTGGACAGCGTTTAGATGCGCCGGTGATTGGCGAGGAATATAAATCGAAAGGTGATACCGAAATTGAACAAGTAGCTAAAGCGATGGATCAAGTGGCATACCCAAACATGACCGAAGATGAAATCAAAAAAGCGAAGCAAAAACAAGTAGCACCGTTCGGTGGCAAGCTTAACACACTGGATTATTTAGATGATATTGAACATCCAACTTATTTAGCAAGTGCTAAAAAAGGTAATGAAATTGAAACACCTGAGCATTTAAAGCCAGCCGCAACAACATTAACGCTAACAGCCGCTTTAATGCGTATTACGAGTTCAATCGGGCGCAGATTAACAATAGATGAAAATAAATGGTTATCAGCAAGTTATAAAAACGGCGTTCCGGAAGACGCGCTAGAGTCATTAATTCATTCGTTTACAGCTCCAATTGCAGTTTGTGACGGCACAACAGGGCTAAGGATTGTTAAATAATGCTGAAATTAAAAAGTGTAATGGCACAGTTCAATATTAAACAAGCACAGTTGGCTCGAATGATTGAATATAAAGGCAACTCAATCAGTCAAGCCGTTATTAATCAGCTTGTTAATCATGATATTTGGCCACGCTCAATAGTTCGTAATGAACTAGAGCAAAAAATTGAAAAAGCGTTAATTAAACTAGGTTTAAATAACGATTATTTACTGAATATTTTTGAAGAAGAAACTGGCACAGCCGGAATCTTGGCGGACGACGCTGTGCCAGTTGACTCAAATGAAAACTTAACAAAGGAGTCAGCCTATATGTTACTACGAAAACAAACTATAAATCGAGATGCACGGGCACATTTTCGCATTCCTCGTGATCCGTTCACTGACGAAATGACACAGGATGCCGATGTTTATCTATCTGATGATATTCGTTATGTACGTGCTGCAATGCGCCAAACAGCAAAACACGGCGGAATGTTAGCAGTAATTGGTGAATCAGGTAGCGGTAAATCAACACTACGGCACGATTTAATTGATTGGATCAATATTAATCATGAACCAATAACGGTTATTGAGCCGTATGTATTAGGGTTGGAAGATAACGAAGTCAAAGGTAAATCACTAAAAAGCATGGATATTAGTGGCGCAATCATTAATGCGATTGATCCACAAGTCAAGCAAAAACGCAGTGCTGAAGCACGGGCAAGGCAAATGCATACTTTACTTAAAAATAGTGCATTATCTGGTCGTAAACATTTGTTAATTATTGAAGAAGCACATGGATTACCAATCCCGACATTAAAGCACTTAAAGCGATTTTATGAGTTACAAGAAGGCTTTAAAAAACTACTATCAATTATTTTAATTGGTCAAACAGAGTTACAAACAAAACTATCAGAGTATAACCCCGAAGTTCGTGAAGTTGTGCAACGTTGCGAGGTGGTAAACCTAAAACCATTAGATTTTAAAGTTGAAGAATATATCAAACATAAGTTTTCACGTGTTGATATGGACTATACAACGTTATTTGATTCATCAGCATTTACTGAAATTATCAATCGATTACGTATTGCAACAACTCGCCGGGGCGAAAAGCAAGTGCGGTCATTATGTTACCCATTAGCTGTTAATAATTTGGTATCAAATGCATTAAATTTAGCTGCACGCATTGGTGCACCAAAAGTTACTGGTGAAGTAATTGCTGAATGTATTAAAGAACGGGGAGATCTATGATGAAAACTAATCAGTTAATTAATAATGGGATAAATGCGGTTAATCAAGCTGTAAATATATTATCTAACGAAGATCTAACGGTCATTGGTTTTTATCATGATTCACTGTCAAAACCGACAATTGAAATTGAGCATCATCCCAAGTGCAATAAGTATATAGAAGCTGGTCGAGCAACATATTACCGTTACGAAGGTTATTATCGATTTGGGCAATTTGAATTAAATGGTTGCCGAATTGTGTGGAAAGAGCGCGATATTAGTCGTTTGCATTAATTAGGAGCGATAAAAATGATAAAAGCCAAAAAACGTATTAAAGCTACCGCGTCAATCTATGTTGTGCAATCTAAAAAACAAGCATCAGAAGCTATTAAATATCTGGGTGATATTCAACGTGAATTGATTCGTTTAGAAGCTGAAATGAACGATAAAATCGCTGAAATTACCGCAAGTTATTCATCAAATATTGAAGTATTAAAAAAGAAGTCAGCGGAAATACAACAAGGTATCCAAATTTGGTGCGAAGCAAACCGTGACGAGCTGACAAATAACGGTAAAGTTAAGACTGCAAATCTAGTTACTGGAGAGGTTCAGTGGCGTAATCGACCGCCATCGTGTGTTATTCGTGGTGTAGAAACGGTTATAGAAACCCTGAAAAAACTAAAACTGGAACGATTTATTCGTACAAAAGAAGAAGTTAATAAAGAAGCTATTTTAAATGAAGCAAACGTTGTCGCTCATGTACCAGGTATTACCATTAAAAAAGATGTAGAGGATTTTGCGATAGTACCTTTTGAACAGGAGGTTATGTAATCATGCAAACACAAGATTTTTATATTTTGCATCAATTTATATTAAGCCAGATAGCTAATTTTATAGCTCATTGTAAAGAGTATGGTTTATCTGAATGTGAAGCTGATCGCATCATCGATGAGTTGGAGGAATTAGCAAATGGCTAAATTCTCTAGCCCTAAGCGTTATATGCCCGACCATTATATTTCAATCAGCCATGAACATTCATTTATGCGTGAAGTAACTGGTCAGGGCTATGTTGATGGAAAGTTGTACGATGAACTCTATGCTGAATATACAAAATTAAAATCAGCTAAAACATTAAAACAACGTTTTGTTAGTTTTTTAAGGTGTTTTTATGACAAATAATAATGAAAAGTACATTGATAAAATCAAAAAACTTTTAGCATTAGCAAAATCAACTAATCCACATGAAGCTGCTATTGCTATGCAAAGAGCACTAAAGTTAATGAAAGAACACGATATTAATGCTAGTGATGTTGAACTATTTTCAATTAACGAATCAATGGCAAAACGTACACCAACTGATGCAGAAAAACAACCGTCTTATGTCGGTATATTGGCTAATGTTATTTGTTCTGCATTTGGGGTTAAAGGTTATTTTTGTTATAACAATGAAACGAATCACATGACTGTTAAATTTTATGGAATGAGAGAACGCCCTCAGCTTGCGGCATATGCTTTTGATGTTCTTGTAAGATTGATTATTAAGGCGCGTAAAGAGTTTTTGAATGGCCAAAATAAGCGTGTTAAAAAATCAACAAAAATGGCTAGAGCAGATCAATTTTGCATTGGGTGGATTAATGGAATTTATAATGTTTTAAGTAAGTTCGTTATACCTGATGATGAAAATAAAATACTAAATAAATATGAACAGGAAAAGCTTGATTTATCAGAAGCAACATTACGCAACACTAAAAACTGCAATGGTGCAGATGACGCTAAATATAAAGGGTATTTAGCTGGAAAAAACATAAAACTGAATCATGGTTTATCTGGTTCAGGTAATTCTCCATCATTAATAGGAGTTAAATAGATGAAATCTAAATACATCAAGCTGATTCATATTGCAAAATCTCAACTTAATCTAGATGACGATACATATCGTCATCTATTACTGACTATAACTAAAAAAACTAGCACTAAGGATATGACAGTTTGGGAACTAGAAAAAGTTATAACTAATTTGAAATTAAAAGGTTTTAAAGTTAAATCATCAAAAAAAACGGGGAAGATAACAGCTACAGAACCAGTTCATAAAAAAATACGCTCATTATGGCTAGCACTAGCTGATGCAGGTGAAATCAAAAATCGTTCTGAAAAAGCTATCAATTCTTATGTAAAACGTATTACTGGTGTTGAAGTGATGGATTGGCTGACTCAAAAACAAGCAATGGTTGTAATTGAAAGCCTAAAAAGTTGGCAAGCACGCATATAAAGGAAGAAGCATGAAATTAACACGTTGCCCAATCTGTCACAACGAAATTAATTTAGACGCATTGGTTGAGGATGATTCTGGCAGAGAATTACTGATATTAGTAAGTAATTTAAACTATGGCTGTGCTAAACCAATGATTGCCTATATAGGTTTATTTCGTACTCAAAAATCAAATTTAAGCAATTCTAGAGCAGTAAACTTAATTAATGAGGTCCTAAAATTATATCAACCCAGCAGACATCTGGCTCATGCACTAAGAGAAACCGTTAATAATATTCACGCTAAGCGTGCACTAGGTGAATATAAGCCGTTTAAAAATCATAATTATCTAAAGTCAGTTTATGATTCTACTAAGCATTTATTTGCGTACGTTGAACATAAAGAAGAAGATAAACCTGTTCGTAGCAGTAATGAAGAGTATTTTGAACAGATGTATAGAGCCGGTATTGATTTTAATAAATTAGAAAAAAATATACCTGGTGCACTAGATTGGTATAAGAAGAAAACAGGAGCGTAAACTATGACAAAGTCTGCAATGTCTATCAAACGTCACGAATTACTAACACATGTATCATTATCTGCTGCTAACGACGCAATGGATTATGGTTTACCTGAGGATATTGCAGCACAGTTAGGTGATAACATTGCAAATACAATTTCAGAACTATTTGGTGGTCAAAATTTCACATTTCCAAGAGATTATTTTTTTAAGTTAAACAAACGCGATCTACAAATTTATGATGCATTTAAAGGTAATAATTATGCAGAACTCAGCCAAAAATATAATATGACAGAACGAGGTATTAGAAAAGTAATCGACCGAGTTCATAAACGAATGATAAAAGAAAAACAACCAGCCTTATTTGATTTCAATGACGCCTAATCAATTTTTAGGACAAAATTTTTTAGGCAATTTTTTATTTCATATTTTGTAACACTTTTTCAAAAAACAATTTCAATATTTCCCTGTTTATTTTGCTATATCCCATTTATCTCATCATTCTGTTATTATTTATCATGTTCTGTTTCAATGAGTAGGTAGTATCTGTCAGATTAAGCTTGAGCTAGTATGATTAAGCAGGTGTATAGTGCACTTCTATTAATTTAACCTTGTAATAGATACATACAATAAC